ACACTATTATCAAAATTATGTGCTGGATCATAACTAATTCCGTAATATCTTTTTTTACTTATGTCGTCATTCATTAATTGTGGAATATATATATGAGAACTTTTTAATATATCCAATCTTTTTATTGGGGCTTTATCTCCTCCGTCTTTATCGAAATGATTATAGTATTCTCTAGTAAATTTAGATGGATTAGTTGATATATCTGATTCAACTTTTGCTTTACTTAATAGTGGTGTTATTAATTTTCTACCTCTTAAAGTTGCATTTATTACTAAATCGCAATCTATATTAGCAGTAAAATAATCTCCTGTAGAGCCGTATGCTATCATTTTTTTTGTATATTCTTTATACAATCTATAAAATTCTGAATCTATATCACTAGCAGAAGAACACAATAATATTTGATTAGGTATATTCTCTGGTAATATTTGTGTATCTATTCCTCCTCCAAGAACGAAGCTTGAATCTTGTGTAGTAAATGCGGAAGTATCTACTATGTATTCTTCAGATAACCAACCACTTTCATCATATATATTTAAATTTGATCTTTTTCCTTTTGCAGTTTTTTCATCTCCACTTACAGTATGAACTTCAGAATCATTATGTAATTTATATCTAAATCCACTTGGGGCATGAATAAATCCGTCACTATTAGCGGATTGAATAACTTCTCCTAAAAATACGTCTGTTAAACCTGCAAAACTATTTAATTGTTTTTTTGCAATCTTCTCCATTTTTAAAAATGTATCTTGAGATTGTGAAGCCGTTAATGATAATATATAAGTTTGGAAGTTTGGATATAACATCATTTTTGTCATTGCAAATGGAGCTGTTAAAGTAGATTTTCCAGCATTTCTACTGCATAGCCATAATACATTTCTTTTATTAAAAGATGCATCAAAGCAATATTTTTGGTAGTCCATAAATTCAATTCCATACATGAACTCCGCAAATTTGCTAGGATTATTTCTACCCCATCTAACTAATTCACAATATTTTAAATAACCTTCCATTTTACTTTGTGCAATTTCTCTGTTGGCTTTTTTATTTATTATTGTAATCATAGACTCACCTCCTTAAATCTCCTATATTTACAATGGTTTATTAGATATTATAATTGTGAGTCTAATTAAACTTCTTTGTTTTTTATTAATTCATTCTTTATTTTATTTTTATATTCTTCTTCTTTTTGTTTCTGTAGTTTCTCAGAGTATTCATCTACAGACATTTTAGATACTTGTTTAACCACTTCTGTACGATTATTTATTTCTTTTTCAAATTCATCTTTATTAAATAACAACTCTTCTTGCCAATCTTCTTTTAAAATATAATCTTTGTATTTTAATTTATTTAAATTACAAAAAGATTTTAGCCTTCTATTCTCTTCTTTTAACCCTTTGTAATCCATTCTTATTTTATCTATTTCTTGTGTTTGCATTTTTACTATTTCTGATAATGTGTCATCTCCAAAATTTAATTCTCTTATACTAGCTCTTAATGATATGTCTGCTACTTGTTGCATTCCCATAGATGTTTCTTGGTCATATAAGTTTACTTGAATAGCCTCCAAATCTAAATTTTTTATTTTCTTTTCTTTTCCTGTAAATGCGTTTGCACCTGCTGATTTATGTTCAACCATTCTATTTTCTTTTACTGTATCTGTTAAGGTTTTACTTAAAAGTTGTTTTGTTTTTACTAAACTTCCCACAGAACCCATGTTATCTATAATATTTTTAGTGTCTTTATTTAATGAAACAATAGCATCATCTATTTTTTCAATTTGATTTCTAGTTCTAATTACATCTAAAGTAGCTCCTACTTTTATAGTATCTTCTTGAATATCTTCAGAAAGCATGTTTACTAACATTGCAAACATCTTTGGCTTATTTTCTTCTAGTTCATTTTCAAAAGGATCATAACCCAAAATTTTAATAACATCTATTTTATTTTGCCTATATATAGCTTTTTTTTCAATTTCCTCATCTGTTAATTCTTTTGGTTTAACACTTTTTTCAATATCTTCTATAGTTTTTTTATTTTCTATATCATTTGTTAAAGATAAACTATTCTCAGCATTGTCGTAAATTTTATCTCCATGTTCAAAAGTAAGACCTTTATAATTTGTCAATGAATTTATAGTTTTTATATATTTTTTCCAAACCGCTAATCCATTTTCAATTATCGTAAAATTTTTATTCCATCCTGCTTCTGTTAATGAACTTTCATATATGTTTTCTAAATAAACAAAATCAACTAATTTACATAATTTATATATAGAAATTCTAGTATCATTTGTTTCTTCTAAGAAAGCTACATAAAAATTAGTTAAGCAATCTTTACACAATGAAGTTCTTTTAGTATGGGTATTTAATTTAGAATTAGATGTGTAAAAATTATTACTGTTGGCAAGTATTTTTCCACACTTAGTACATCTTGTTTTACCTTTCATCTGCTCCTCTATATCTTTTGTCTTAAAATCTGCCATTTTATTTTTTCACCTACCTAATTTTTGTTAAAGATTGATATTCTGTTAAAGGTACAATTTTGTACCCAAGTTCATATAATTTCTTTTCTAAATCAATATAAACACTCCCACCACTCGGAGAATACCATTCACTTTCTTTATTTGTGCAATATTTTTCCATTGTTTCATCTCTGACATTTTCTGCTTCTTTATCATTTTTACATTCTTTTATATCATGCAAAGCATAGGAAGTTGGTCTACACTCTTTACCATTTAACTTTGTTCTTATTCCATCAAATATAAACATATATGGTCTCATTAATTTCACCCTTTCTAAATTTCCACATAATAAAAAGCCACCAAATTTAATTAGTGACTTTTAAATCTTCTTGTTCATTTAATTTTGTATAATCATTGTAGTACATCCATTCCAACCTAGTACCATTTTCTAATTCTCCACAAGTTTTTCTTTTCCCTTTACAACATTTTATAATTCCACTTCCGTCACAATCGTAAAATATAGAGCCTTTTCTTGCCGTATCAAATTCTTTATTGGTTGTTATACATATTACCTTTTTAGCTAAGGGATTATCTTTTCCCATTCTACTATTACTTATCTTTTTCTTAGTTTCTTGTGATAATATTTTCCCTTTACCACTTTCACTCATTTTCTTTTTTGTCTCTTCTGAATGATGAGTTCCATACAAGGGATTTAATGTTTTATCTAATCCTTTGTTCCAAGATTCATATCCTTGTTTACTCCAATGATTTTCACTCATTTTTAATTTAGTTTCTTCAGAATGAGTCTTACCATAATTAGGATTACCTTCTCCTTTATTATTTTTACTCATCTTAATTCTTGTTTCATCACTTGGACTTCCGTTTCCTCCACCATCATTCATGTTATATCCATTATTAATTGAATTATATCTTACAATCCAACATTTTTCTTTTATATCCAATTCTTCTTGACTAAATGCTATATCTAACACTTTATTAACAGTAAAATTCTCATATCCATATTTAGTCATAGAACTAAGTAAATGTTTATTATAATAATATCCCTGTTCCTTATGACTTTTATGATAATTATAAACCCTTTCTGAATCTATTCCACCATAATCATATCTTTTATTAAATTCTTGAACGGTTTGTCCAATATAGACTTTGTCATCTATATAGTTCTTTATTTTATATATGATTCCATATATTTTTAAATTTCCTACGTTTAACATTGTTATTCCTTCTTTCTAATTAAATTAATCTAAATTAATATTATATTTATTTCTTATATGTATTGTTTTTCTTTCTTAATTCATTTAAAGCTTTTAAATCTTTTCTAAATTCACTACTGTCTTCAAATGAATATATGGTTTTTCCATCTTCATCAAACTTCATATATTTATAGCATAAATAACTCATTGCCGTTGCTAAAGTTTTCTGATCTATTTTAAAATATTTCTTTTTCTCTTCCATTATTAATCACTCCTACTTATATATTTTGTTTACAAATAAATATTACCACACATTGCTTATATAAGTCAATTATTATTTTATATATTTTATTATCTGACCGTTAGGGAAGATAAGCGTAGCGTTAGCTACAAGATGAGTTCCCACAAACCTACGTATATAGAAGTTATGTAAATAAACCTAACGCCCTAACGGTTGTTTTTGTCTTGTTCCTTATGTCACAATCCAATAATTTATTTTATCTAACAGGGTACATTATATCCCATATATACTTATATAATTCTGTGACATTATGTACCCCCTTTTTAATTTTCATTTACACTTTCAAGCCAATCAATATAATAATCCATAGCATTAACATTGTAAGTATCTTTTATTAGATTACATACATCTACACATAGTTTATTATTTTCTTTTAATTGAAATTTACTAACTCTATATACAAATTTATCTTCTATTGTTTGGGCATATGTAGTTACACTATCCATTAACATTTGCATAGTATCATAATCAATTTCATCCTTTTTATATTTTTGTGCTATTTCTTGTTTTTTATTTGCGAATCTACTACATTTAATATATGAAGAATATTCATCCTTGCAAGTTATTCTATATGTAGGTTTTTTGTCTTTGTCAAAGTCCATAGCAATATAAAAATATCCATCTTTTGATAATATATTATTTAACTCCATCTTATTATCCCACCTACTTATTGTTTTTCTATTTACTTTGCACCACTTAGATAACATTTCTTTTGTTATTGGTTTCTCAGTATTCATTATTCTATACATAAAATAATCAGAAAATCCAAAGTCATTATTAGTCCCAAACATATAATTTGTTATATTATTTAATAATTCTTTACTATTATTTAGTTGTTCCACTTCATATATATTATTTCTACCGTCCTTAGTTTTGTTAATTAAAACATAACCCTTTTCATCAAGTCTATTTTCTAATGTCTTTCTCTTTTCGATTTGTTTAAGAGTATCTGATTTCACTCCTAAAATGTCCATTAATTGTTGTTTTGTTATTATCATAATTACATTCCTCCTAATTAAAGTTCACATGCATTTGTGAACAAAATTTATTTATAGCAACCTACCATTCTGATAAGCTTCATTTAAATAAATTCATAATAAAAGACTGAGTATATTTCAACCCAGTCCAAATTAAACCTTATAAAATTTCTTCTGTGATTCCTTCAAATTTATTATTTTTACTTCTTAAATCTTCTAATTTAGCCTTAACTGCATCTTTAATAACAACTCTAAATACCTCGCCTAATGCTTGTCCATATAATTCAATACTAGGTAAAATAACAGATAATAAGTTAGTTGCAATAGTTGTTACATCAATCTCAAACTTTAAAGATAATGTTTTATCTACCGCAAATGGTAAATTAATTGGTGTAAAACCAACTTGCACACCTGTATATGTAGTTGCATTTGATGATACAACACTATTAGTACCAAATACAGTATTAATTGCTGATACTAAAGCACTTGGATCAGTTGTAATAGATTTACTAGCAACAATTTTTCCACTTGATACACTAATATCACTAGCAGAATATAAAGCTAATATAGTAGTATCAGTTTTTACTGCATTTAATATAGCAGTTTCTATTTCTGTTTGAGTTGCTATACCATTTGTTATATCTGCAATAGTAACATTAATAGTTTTAGTACCAATAATTACATCTTTGTTTCCAACACTTACTGGACTCGCTATAACAGATGTAGGTAATGTAATAGATAAAGTATTTGTATAATTTGTTATACCCTTATCTTCTACTGGTTCATTATCAACTACTTTAATATATCTTTTAAAATTTAAATCCTTATATTCAATCTTAGGATTCCAGTTAAGAATCAAATTTTCCTCATCTGTAGCACTAAGTAAAGCAGTTCCGTATTCTTTGAATGATACTACTACAATTACCTTATTATCTTTTATATCTTTACTATAATCTAATTTCATTTATAAATGCCTCCTTGTATTTTATTTTATTTGATTTACTAAATCTTTTGCACCTTTGATTAACTTAGTAAAATCATCTTTACTAATCACACTACTTTTTTCTGGCTCATCAAACAAAGTATTCATATAAGTCATATTTATACATTTATTTTCTAAATCCAAAACAAATTTTATTGCTTCCGTATCTGTTAATTGAATTGTAGTTTCCTTAGCCGTTTTATTCATAAAATCACTATATATACTTTGTACTTCACCTTTTTTCAAATTTATATCCATAATTTCACCTCATTCCTTTTTAAATTTACTGGGCATACAACAACCCAGTTATCCGATTAAGTCCTTAATTAATCACACCCTATTTCAGATGTGATTTATAAAAACTCTTGTTAATAACCCAATAAAACGTACATTTTATAATCCTATTTTATATATTTTATTATTTTAAAGCCTTAATTGCATCAATAGTATCTGATAATTCAGCTAATGCATCCATTTTAGCACAGTCATAAGCTTCTTGTAGTTTATCAACTATTAATTCAACCATAGTTTCAATATCATCTTTATCAACTTCAGCTAGAGATTCAAATAACTCTTCTGCTAATACTTCTCCCATAGTTTCTTCATCTTCAAACTCATCTTCCAATATACAACTTTCACAATCTCCATCACACTCAGGTTCTTCTCCATCAATATATTCTATCTCAATTGGAACTATTTCAGTATCTAAAGCAGTATACTCAATACAATCAAGTAAATCTTCATCTATAAATGTAGTAACTAACGTATCATCTGGAATTGTACGTCCTTCTTCATCAAAAACTTCTTCAATGAAATATGTTACTTCCTCGCAGTCACCACATACTATTTTTGTAATTTGTAAGATATAATTATCTTCTATTATATCTTCAAATTCTTTTTCTACATCAAAATATACAGTAACTCCATCTTCTAGTAAATCTTCAACAATGTCTAATATGTCTTCTGTTTCTCCGATAAATCCAACATTTTCTGATGAGTTTAGTAATAATTCTTTAATAAATTCCATTTATAAAACCTTCTTTCATTTTAATTTGATATATTTTATTTAAATATTATATCTCTTATAAACTCTCTTTCACCTTCTGAATAAATGTATAATCTTTGTCCAGCTTTTGATGTACATCTTGCATTTTTAGCATAAGTATCAACTCCTGAAAATGCTCTACCCATAAATACTTCGCACATATGGAACTCTTCTGACTTATTATGGTGATAATGTGCTATATGTACTTCATCACTCTTTCCAAACATTAATCCTAAGTCACTTACAACCTTATTAAATCTATCAAGGTGTCCATGAACTGTGTAGATTTTAACCCCTTCTATTTCTGAAATAATAACAGTATCATCTACAACATTTGATACAAATTTTATATTACTATATTCTTCTTTTCCTTGTAATGCTAATTGTAATCCCCATATAACAAATGACTCAAAATTCTCTTTTTCAGTACCTTTATCTTTAGATTGAAAAATCCTACCATGATTCCCATTAATACTTTCATATGTAACTTCTTCAAAAACTCCACATTTTGAAAAATCTATTAGCATTTTTAATATTATTTCAGTTGCTACTTTAACTTGTTCATCTATAGTTATTTCACTTTCTTTTGTCAAACTATCGTGGATGATTCCACAAACACAATCACCTAAATTTGCAACACTTAAATTAGTTACTCCTAATTC